TACCCTGTGGGAGACGTAACATTGGTGCCGATGGCACGGGTGTTCGGACCATCCGCATACAACTGGATGCTTCGAAACAAATTGCCTGTATCGAACAGCGTGCCTCCACCTCTCCCACTTCTGGCTCTTCGGAGAGCGGCTTGGCTCGGAGGCCACTTCTGCCCCATCGGGTCTGTCTCGACCAAGAACCGGGCTCGCATGCGGTTATAGATGACGGCGGCTCCCTCATCAAGGATCTTCACCGGGTCCAAGGCACTCACCATCCCGGTCATGGCCTTGATCAGCCCCGGCTGACCCTGCACGGTAACAGAGAGGAGTCTCATATCGACCGAAACGTGAAGCCTTGCGTGCGAGTATATGGTTGGAGCAGGAGGTTGGCGTGGTCCGTCAGCGTCTGGTACTGCTGCTTCGCCTCATCGCTCCGGTTGGTGGTCTGGTTGGCGTTGAACACCATGGGCACCAACGCCATGATGGCCTCGTAGATGGCGTCAGGGATGGGCTCCTGTGGCACCGTGGCAGGCTTCCAGTAGAGGGCATTGGTTGGTGACGTGCCGATGGGAGGCTCGGTGACAACCTCGTAGGCTTTTTCCTGATAGGCCACCTGATCCCCCACGTGATACTGCTGGGAGGCTGACCAGTCAGCCATCCCCTCCACAGGGAGAGGCTTGGTGCCGTCTTCGAAGCCCGTGTCACACTGGATTTTGATGTGGTTGTTGCCGTAGGTAGCCGCATCCACATAGAGGTAGCCACGGTTGTAGTCGAACTGCATCAGCCCTGCATTCACAGCGGAGTAGGAGTCCGAGAACGGACCATTGATCGCTCCGTAGGAGGCGGTCACCACCTGTGGGACATCTTGTCTCACCAACCCACTGGGCACCTCCAGACGGTACAACCCTCCCGGCGCGATGCCGGAGAAGGCTTCGGCGTCAATGAAGTATCCACACCGCTGGGAGCGGCGAGCCAGATGCCCGTCAATGATGCGCTCCACGTGTAACTGGGCGGCGATGATGCCAGACGTGATGACATCCACGATGCCCGCCAGATCCTTGTCTAGCTGCATCCGGAGAATCACATCCTGCGGGTCCACGAACAACGGCGGAGGTAGTCTGGCCATCATCCCACCATGAACACGAGTTTGATCAGACTATACCAGACCCAGAGCACGAACAGCATCAAGATCACCCATGTGACAAAGAACTGCCAGCCCCGGAACTCTCCGGCCATCACATCGTTACACCGTAATATCGCCGCCATCCCGGTTCAGGATGTCCGCAATCTCATCATCGGTGCCCACGTCGATGCGCTTCTCGGTCTTCAGGCCCATGGGCTCTTCGACCGGAAGGGTGGCCGTCACCGATGTGGCATCCACAATCTCGTTGCGGGGTGCCTGCCGGGGCTTGGGCTTCTGGTAGATCCGCCAGATAGGCCGACCGGTATCGTGCTCCGCCAGCAACACCATAGCATCGCTGTTCCGGAACCGATAGGGCTTCCCCTTCTCGTAGGTCACGTTGCCCCACGTGTAGTTCTTGTAGAGGGCCAGTTCCAAGACCGTCGTTTCGACTCTGCTGGCAGTTGTCGGGGCTGATGCTTCCACGGTTTTCTCCGTCTTCAACGCCATCTCGCACTCCTTTGCACTTGATTGCACTTGATTGCAAAAACTTGAGGGGGCCAGCGGCCCCCTCGTGTTCCTTCCCGCTGTTACTTCTTGGGCGGCGGGTTACCACCGCTGGCCGGGTACAGCGTCTCGTCCGGGCTGTCCTTGCCCCAGTCCACGTCCTGTGGAATCTCCTCGCTGCCTCCGGGATCGCCTTCCGCGAACTCCGGGGTAGTCCACCCCTTCTCCCGCAACTTCTGGCCGTACTTGGCCCACTGCTTGACGGTGACGTGCAGCTTCTCGCCGTCCACGTTCGTCATGACGTAGACCGTGGGCTTCTTGCCCCAGCCTGCCGGGGCCTTCTCGCCTGCCGGGTCCACATCAGCGGTGTCCACGCGCTTCGCCTTCGACGCACCGCTTTCCTTCTCGGTCGCTCGGGCGGAGCGGACGGTTTCGGGGTTCGACGGCTGCGGCGGCTGGTTCATCGCGGAGTCGGGTGGCACGTTCCGGTCCACCTGTGGCTCTGCGATGTTCTTCTGCTCTTCCTCCAACTGCCGCTTGTTCTCCTGCGCCTCTTCGGGAGTCATCGGCTTTCCACCGACAATCTCCGTCCGCTCTTCCATCTTCTTTTCCAAGGGCTTTTTGTCTTCGGCCACGGTACTACCTCCCGCTGCAGAAATGTGCAAGGCTAACGCCAGCCAGCCAAACGCCAGAGGGAGACTACCGGCTCCCGGTGATGCCCATGTACTTGACGACGGCGTTCACTTCCTCGATCTGGAAATCCACGCGGCATGTCAGCACGATGATGAACACCCGCGCCCGGATGTCCTTGTCGTACTCGATCATGATGTTGCGCTGGATCCCGAAGATGAGGTTCATCGGGTCGGTGAACAGACCGCTGGTGCCCAGCATCAGGGCCACGGGTACCACCCGTGAACCGTAGATGTACACCGGCAGCATGCCCTGCAGTTGCTGATCACCGAGTGCCGTCTGACGGGCACCGTACTGGTCCCGGATTTCCGTCTCGTTGTCGATGGAGACGAAGTGGGACATCGCCGCCCGGTTGCGGAGGTACCGGGTGGGCATGGTCTTCAGCCCCTGCTTTACCGCCGCCTTGTCGAACGAACCCCCCACGTTGACCACGTTCGCCGTGGACATCTTGAGGTAGCCGTCGTTCAGGGCCAGATACGGATCCCCCACGTTGGTGGTGTCGCCCTGAATGGCCAACTCCTCCAGATCGAGAGCCGCACGCTCTGCGATCAGGTCCACGATGGTCTGGTGCAGACCACCCGCGCCGGTCTGGAGCGGCACGTTGACGTTGCCCCGCTCGATGTTGTCTTCCAGCACGTCGTAGGGGATGTTGACTTCCGCGATGATTTCTTTGGTTTCCAGCTTGACCTGTCCAAGGTCAGGCTTCGACCGCAGATTCTCCGGCAGCGGCGTGGCGGAGACGGCCGGGTGCAAGATGCGCGTCCCGAAGCCGATCTTGTTGATGTTCATCTGCGGAGCGCCCATGGCCACCGTGCGAACGGAAGCCAGCAGCGTCGGCTGATCGATCAGCGTTCTGATGAACCGATCCGTCTGCTCGGGATTCAACTTCCCGGCTGTCTCCAGATCCGACAGGGCCAGATCCGCTTTTCGAATGACTTCCTCGTTCGTCATGGCTACTCCTGCTCAAAAATCAACGCCGCGTTAAGAACTCCTGCGGACTAGCTCCTGCGACGACGCAGGAACGCAGTGTCAAAATTCCCCGTGCGAGGATCCTCGTCCTTCGTGACCCGCATCCGCGCCGGGGCAGGACGATCTTCGGACACCGGGGGAGCGGTCAGCGTCGTGCCCAACTTGGTCCCCAGAGTGTCAGCTTTCTGTACCACCTCGTCAAGCACTTTCTTCTGGCTGGCCTGCTCGGTGACGACCGTCTCCAACTTGGTGGACAGACCGGCCACGGTCGTGCCGATGTCCTTCAGGGCGGCGAGGATAGCCACATCCGCCTTCTTCGCGTCCTCGTCGGGAGGTGGGGGTTCCTGATCAGCATCCTCGTCGGCGGGGGCCATCTCGGCGGGAGGATGGCTCTTCTGACGCTTCTTGCGAGCCGCTTCGTCTTCCTCCGACTCCTTCGTGACCTCGGTCTTCGTCTCGTCCGTGACCTCGGTCTTCTCCTCGCAGGAGCACTTCTTGATGACTTCCCCGATGGCCTCGTCCAGTGCGTAGGCATTGGACGGGAGGACGAACATCTGCTGGAGGTAGGAGCCGTAGTGCTCCAATGCCGCCTGCGCCTCTTCCTGCGGACTGTCGGACTTGGCCACGAGCGCCATCTGCTCGTGGAGGGCGGAGGTGGCCAACTTCAGGTCGGGGAAGAATCCATTCTCCTCGACCAGTGCGCCCACCCAGCCTTCAGGGGTGCGGAGCCCGCCCACGGTGACCAGCAACTGGTCGCTCAGGCGCACGACCATCGTCTCACCCTTGGCTTCCTGCTGGGCGTAGACCAGTGTTTCGCCATCATCGGACTTCTGGACCTTGTCCGTTTTGAAGCCGTACTTCTTGATGGCGTCCTGCACTTGGTTGCCAGCCGCTTCGTTCTTCTGGGCAAAGACCACCAAGGCAGAGACGTACGGCTTGTCTGTGTTCTCCGACTTGAACACCTTCGTCAGATCAATGCCCATCTTGCTCTCCTTATTGCGTTTCAGCACTCGGAACGGGATGCGAGTCGCCGCCCGGTCCACCAGTGAAATGTACCGGACATCGGCATTCCGCAACTGCTTCAACTTCGTCTTAATTGTCGCCATGACGTTACCCTAAAATTCGGACATTGTCTACGGAAGAGAAGCGGTGCCGATGGCCTGCGGCGTCTTGAGTATGAGTCCCTGCCACGATGCTGTGATAGTGCCCGTTCACCGTGTCTGTAATGCCACCTTTGAACTGCCCCTTCTCATCATACGTGACAAAGAACTTGTGCTGGTGCAAATCCTCATGCTTGCTGGTGAGGCCGGTCACGACCGGAGGAATTTCGACTTCACACTCCATGTCATGCCGCGTCACCAAGGCTTCCATGCTGAAACCATTGATTTCACCCTTCTTGATGGAGGCCCACAGGGCATCGTCAGGGATGTGAACACCAATCACCCATGACTCGGGGAGGAAGCGGGAGTCTGTCTCGTCTGCGACGAACGACTCGACCACACTCGCACCCTTGACGACCTTGTTGCCGTGCATCAGGTCAATCTGCCCCATCTTCCCGGAGCGGATGAACTCATGCGCCATCTTCCGAATCTCAAACGCCGTCATGTACTCGCCCTGTGCATCCGGGCGGTTCGGCGCATACACCTCGCCATAGACGAGGTGCTGGTCATCTGATTTGAGAACGATGGACATAGGATTTCTCAATCGAAGTTGGCAACTGGTCCTTCGT